ACGCATGGCAAATAAAAGCCCTAATGGAATGGTACAAGATGTTAGAAAGGTCTGCCAAAGCGACAGAGCAGGGTGCTGAATTTGATCCTGAATTAGGGGTTTGGACTGATCCACGAAAAACACACCAATATCCTTTCGATACAGTACACGATGAGTACAGGTTACCAAGATTTGAGGCACTAAGAGTTTTACGGGGGCAGCATAAGACAAGTAGATATGCTAGTAAAGCCTCAATAAAGAGACTAGAGGACGCTATATTACGCAGGTACAAAGGAAAGGGTGGAGATATTTTATGGAAGGGAGACATTGATCACCTGACTGCTGAAGAATTCAAAAATATCCCATCACATATAAGGGAAGCAGCGGAGCAAAAAATTTCTATCCGTAATATGGTCACAAAGCGGGAAATCTTAGAAAAAAAAGCGGCAGCAGGAGATAAAGAGGCACAAGAAGCTATTGCTCACGAAATAGAATTTGAAAAAGAGGATGAAGCATTTGATAGAGAACGTAATCCTT